CCTTAATCGCTGTTTTTAAATCTTTAAAAGAACTGATTGTTTTTTCAGCTCCCTTAACCTCGACTTCTATTCCTATTTTCTCCGTTGCCATAATTATATTATAAAGATGTTAGTTGTATTTGATTTAATTGTTATTATTGAATATTGCCCTGTTATTATTGTTTGTGGTAAAGCCACCCCGTTTAATGTTTCCGATGCGACCCCGTATAACTTTACTGAGTTAGCAGTTGCATCAGTTCTAAAGAATGTAAACTCGTAATCAATAAATAAAGTCGGGTCTATTGTTATCTTTATATTTCCATCAATAGCACTTACATAAAAGAATGTGCAACTTCCATCAATGGTATAATTAGCTGTTATGGTTATTGACTTTTTTACTACTTGACTTGTATTTATTTTTGCCAAATAACTTCCACTTGAATTATCTATTGTAATGGCATCCGATAAGTTAATCCCTCCACTTGTTATTGTGCTATTGGCTGTTAAATTAACCCCTGTAAAATTACTTACTGAAGATTCTATAACTACATTATTTGAGTTCGTTAGCGTAACGCTATTTGCTCCTGAAGCTACAAAGTTATTATCGCCACCTACTATATTACTATTATAACCAAAGTTTATATTACTTCCACTTGCAGAACTTAAATTTTGTAATTGACTTATATTACCCGTTCTATTACTTAAAGGTTTTTCAATATCGTTATCAGGTATAAAAACAGCATAGTCAGTTAATTTTAATAGTTCGACCATTGTCGATTGTGGCTTCATAAAGTTGTAATCCTTTATCGCATTTACTATGTAATACCCATCATCCCAAACTACATTTCTAAAATCAAAGTTCTTAATATCGTAAGCACTTAAATTATAATATCGCCTTTCAATCTTTGAGTTCTTATCAGTTAATTGATTTATCATTTTAGAATAAAACCTATTAAACAAATTGTTATCGGTATAAGTAGCTTGTTGATAAGTGTAATAAATTTCTCTTGGAGTATCCCAATTTAATGTTAAAGTAGGATTATAAGGATTATCGCAATCTCCAGCAAATGGATAAGTAGTATAAGTTGTTGATGAATTTCCACTTGAATACCATAAATTCCAATTACCAAAACTTAAATTAATTAAACCGCCATAATAAAGAGATCGTATGTTTGCTCCTATAGATTCTATCACCCCGCTATCCTTTTTTAAAATATAAGGTATTACCAAACCATTTACATCATTACCAACTAATGGAGTAGCCGAATAAATTACACTTACATCTTTTGTTTGAGTAATAAAATCATTATCTATATATTCATAATGTTTACCGAAAGTTTCTTTATAATCATTTTGATATTTATTATTATAATAATCGGCATCCTCTTTGTAAGATAATTCATATTTTAAAAAATCAAGTTCACCTATTGGCAATACTTCACGCTTCATAGAATAATCTCTTTTATCAGACCAGTCTATTGAGCCACTATAAAAATTCTCTCTATCTTCAATAAAATAATTATATTCATTTGTTTTGTCTTGCACCATATAAAGATTATGCAATTTAAACTCCGACATTAACCAGTCTATTTGTTTTATATTATTAGGTAAAACATTATTTAAGTCTACTAAATCGCCTTCAACTATTTGTTGATTTTCGTAATTAGCATAAAACTCTGAGCCACTTTTTATATTTGCTGTTATTGTTGAAGTTCCTGTATTTACTAAAGTGGTTGTATCTGAGCGATATAATTGATAATTTATACCACTTAAATAAAACTGAACATATAATGGACCTCCAGGCCCAACCGTTGTTGATGGAGCTTTAACTGTTATTTGTAAATTAGCTGTAGTACCTACCAAATAATCAGTTACCGAGCTACTTATTAAACTATAAGTTTTGTATGTTGGTGGAGCACCTTCAATTACTATATTAAAATTTAATGAAATTAGTTTTGCATAAACTGCTGTAGCACTTGAAGCTGTTATAACTAAATCAAAAACAATAGTTGAGCCAGCTGTATAGTTAATAAAACTTGATTGTGTAAAGAAACCCGTTCCCGAACTATAATGACTTCCAGCATCGTTATATGGAGCTGTACTTGTATTATTAAATAATACTGTTTGAGGATTTGATGAATTAGAATACCAATTACCAAAAAGATTAGTTGTACTTATTACAGGAGTTGATAAAGTTGTTGTTAATCCAGCATAGAATTGATTTTGTGCTAATTGAGCTTGAGACTTGTCAAACTTATCATTTGTAGAAGGAATAATTTGTCTTTTGTAAAAAGCTGAATTAAAAAAAGTTGATGTGTAAGTATAACCAGCATCGGAGAATATCTTATCTAAGATTGTTTTTTTATATAATGCGGGTCTAAAGAACTTTATATTGAAATCGGTTTCTGCTACTTGACCATAAGGATTACCAGCTACTACTGATGTCTTACCATAATTTATAAGAGGATAAACATAACCATTACCTAATGCAAATGAAACAGGAGAACCAGCTACTTGTATTGATGTGGCCCAGCTATTAGTTACGTTGTTAAAAGTTAGATTGTGATTATAAGTACTAAAATTTAAACAGTTAGTAAACGAGGTATCTTCAGGATTCGATAATAACTTATCTCCTATCTTTGTAAATACATTTCCGATAGTTCCTTTGCAGCTAGTTTCATAAACAACCTCACCAGTTGAATCATCTACGTTAATTTTTATTAGTTGTAAATCTCCTTTAAACTGAAGTACCGAATTAACATAATAATATATATCACATTTCTTATTAGGATTGAAATAATTTAAACTAATATTTGACTTCCAAATTAACTCAAAGAATTTATTAATATCCTTAGTTCCTGGGAATGTTATTGTCTTTGAAAAACTTGCATTCTTTTTATCAGGGTTTCTTATGTCCGATATTAAAAAGTTAAAGCTAATAGGAATCTCATCAATATAACTTACATCGTATTCAATCGGAGTTGCATCTTGTGTATATAATAAAATCTTTATATCGTTCATTATCCTTTTTGTCTTTGGTTATTGTGAGTAAATAATAAATCAAATGTTAAGTTCTTTAGCTTGTCGTTATTCTTAGATACATAACTTCCATTAGTTACCTTTACCGAAGCATAACCCTGAGCAGTTCCTAAATCTAATTTAACATCGGGTGAACTAAATAAATCTTTATACTTTATTAATTCTGCTTTCGTTACCCAATCACTATTTAACTTTAATCCATTTTGAACGTTTACAATAGTTGGTTGTTCTACAGCTACCGAATAATCTAAAGTCATTACATCGCTTACATTGGTCCAAGGTGAACGTTTAAATGTAGTACTTGTTTTAGTTGAGTTTAACTCCGATACCTTGCTGCAATGCAAAGTTTCATAAGCTCCTGTAGTCGATAAATAGTGAAGTGTATAAACATCAAATCGAGGACTGCATTTTATTGTATATCTTTTAATTTTGAATGGTGCTAATTCTGAAGAAACCTCAGCCATGATATCGTAATACTCCACACCTACTAAATAACTTGCATTAATCCCATCTATGCCCTTTTTACCGACATCAATACAAACCATGTTATTTCGATAATAACCTACACTAGGTGAAGTTAAAGCGTTATAGCTATTTGTTATCGTATAAGTATTTAACACTGATCCAGCAGCATTATAAGTTCTTAAATATATCTTAGGTAAATCAGTTTGACCTTCTAAAACCATCCAATATAAATAATTACTTCTATTATTAAAAGTATAGTCATCCGCTAAGTCCGATAATAAATTAGGATAATTAATGCTAGGATTTGTACTTAAATCCCAAGTATAATTTTTACTATTGTATTGCGAAAATGTAAGCATTTCTAAACTGCCATTCCAAACAATATAATCTATATTAGTTCCTGTATAAATAGTTCCTGGTAAAGTAGAACCATATATTTCTCCGATGTTAACTCTTATCTTACGAATACTTGTATTTTGTTGAAACCCGTAAACGTTAACAGGAATGTAATTAGTCATTAATAGTTCGCTAAACTTTGAAGCATCGAATTGAAGCTTACCACTTGGATTCGGTAAGAACTTCTCGGTTACACTATAACCACTTAATAAGTCCGTTACTACTATGTAATATTTAAAGTTAGCTGAAGCTGTTTGAGAACTTGAAGCCACGAACCATTGATTATTATAACAAGGTACATAACCATAATATAATGCATCTGTTGGTTTACTAAGTATTGTTATCGCCATATCTATTAGTCTTAATTATTATTTCTATATCTTTTTTCATAGCTGCTGCTATATCTTTTGTTAATTGTTGTTGTCTGCCATCTTCCATTACTTCGTTAAAAAAGTGAATGCCTTCATATCCTTTGTTTTGTAATTTTCTTCGTACCAAATAGTCCATAGCTTCTAATGCATCGGCAAAAGATAATTTAGTTAATACTTTTTTTACTCTTTTAGTTTTATTTTTTGTTTGCCTTTCTAATCGGTAAGCTAAATTACTTTTTTGAAAACTAGATATTATATTACGTTTCTTAATCCATTTATCAATCTTTGCTTCTTTAAGAACTCCAGCTGCTTTACGACCAGTATCAACAGCCTCCCAATAATCATTCAAGTAAACGTTTAACTTAATCCCCTCAGATGAATCTAATATCCTATATTTAATTGAAGCACCCAAAGCACTTTCACCTGGATTAGTAGAACCGCTATTATATTTACTTTGATACCTTGATGCTTTAGCCTGTAGTTTTTCCGATAAGCTTTTACGTAAATCTTCCACTACCTTAGTTCCGAATGCTTCTAATATTTTTTCAACTTCATTCATTTATTGATTGTGCAAATTGTTCACTTTCTGCTTTATGCTTCATATACTGAATCCGATTTAAAAACCTTGCTATCGACCACTCCATTAATTCATCTTCTTTAAAAGGATCACCACCAGTAATCGAATCAATTATAAAGTACCAGCCATATTCTCTTCTGAAAGATTTAACTCCCTGTTCACTTCCTCCATGTGAATCGCTATCTCCTTCTGAACCTCCTCCAAAGAGTTCAACAAATCCGCTTTCAATTTTTCGGACCTGTTCGAGTAAAAAAAAAGTGTCCCATAGACATCACCTACCTTTCCATAATTATAAATAACATCGGCTATTATATCAACGTTATCGGAGTTAAACTTATACTTACTAAACAAAGGACACTTAACATATATCAAAGCTAAGATTTTATGCAAGTTATTAATTACATCGGTTTCATATTGCTTTAATGCTGTGTATTGATTTGTCTTAAAATCCTTTTCATCTTTACAAGCTTTGTATCTTGTCCCATCGTGCCAAAACGTATTCTTTAACCTTGTGTTGGGTTTTGAATTAATAAGTAGTAATACTTTACTCTTAACTTTTTCAAGTTCGTTAAAACTCATGTTTTCGTATTCCGATACCGAAATGTCAGTAAAGCTCGAAGCTATCTGAATTATCTTATCAATGTTTTCTAAACTAGAAGTTCGAATGTTTTCGTATTCAATAAACTCCTTAATAGTTAAATTGTTTACATTAGTTGGAATCATATATATATAACGTTTAAAATTTTACTTTTGTTATCCGAACCATTGGTTAGGATTTATATTCATTATTCAAAGTCCATCCAGTCCGATAAGCTACTTAACTTATTCATTGCCAAATATCTAATCGCATCAATAGCGTGGTTATTGTCATCTACAGGGTTCTGCATTTTATTTCCATCCCTATCAACATCCCAGCAATAATTCCTAAGTTCCTTAATTAAGTTAGTGCTATTCTCAGTAACCTTAAAGTGAATTTCTTGTAATAAAGATATTGAAGCTCTAATACTATCCGGGCCTTTCTTTGCTGGACTTACTGAAAATCCTCTACGCCTTAAATCTTCTATCGACTTTGGTTCGGCACTATCCGCTATTATATCTGAATACTCAGAAACTCCGAGTTTAATTAGTTTGTCAATAATATCGCTATTAGTTAGTTTAGTTTGATATATCAATTCATCGAAATAATATTGTTGCCCCGATTTATAACAAGCTACTAATGCTGTAGGATCATTTGAATATCCCCAGTCTAAAGAATAAGCAATCAATTCAGCATCCTTAGGTATTGAGGGAGCAATGGACCAATTCTCAAAGACCGTACCTTGTAATGTACCGATTTCGCCAAGACCATATACACGATACCAGTTTTCCCAATGTTTACTTGTCTTTGCTTTTTCTTTAGCTTTTAAAATAAAGTTTAATGCACTTTCAGGACATGCTTCGTTATCAAGATAATTGATAGTTAAAAAGTCGACATCATGATCACCCTTTAATTCTTTGTGAAACCAAAATTCGTTAACAGGATTCCAATCTAAATAAATCCCTTTCTTTGTTCGAGCTGCTAATTCAGTATAACTATGCAAGGTCATATTATTGCACTCATTCATGTACAAGTAATCACGTCTTGCACCCCTTAGTTTAGAATCACTATCTGCACTAAAGAACTCAATAACCGATTGATTAGCAAATGTATATTTAAAGTCAGTACCATTCCACCTATCATCTTGCCAGCGTTTAGTTTCTACCATTATCTTTTTAAAGTCTTTGATAGCACCCCTCTTTAAATGTGGAATAGATTCAGCAACTACACTTGTTTCGGTTAAAGGATATTCAGCAGCATCATCAATAAGAATAGGTAATATACCAAATGTTTTACCAGCACTTGTACCTCCTTGAATGCCTTTGACAAATTTAGTTAATTCAAGTATTTTATCAATCGCTGTGGTTCTGAGAAACATCTAATTTTGGGATTCGTCTATCAGGGAATAATGGTTGTTCAGTGAATACTGTTTGAATGATCTTCTCACTTAATCCTAATTGTTTAGCAATTAAACTTTCTTTATATATTCCGACTGCTGCTCTGCTAAAGTTATGTTTGTAAATATAGTCCTTTATGCGTGTAACGATTGTACAATAATCATCATAACTATTATTCGAATTATCAATATAGTGTTTAATTGTAACGTTGTCTTTGCCTTTGATTTCAAAGTAGTTAGAGCCAAAGTATTTAAAACCTTCCATAGTTGGAGGTTCTTGGGTGTGAATTTTGACTGTGCCTAATTTAACGTGAGGTACTTCCATTTCTAATACTTCTAAAGAGTTTAGGTATTCTTGAAACATGGTCCAAAGTTCTTCAGGTGTCTCTATATATTTTTTAGGCATAGTTTAGTCCGATAAGAGTTTATCCTTGTCCTTTGTTTGGTTTAGTTTTCCTATCTCGTTTACAAATTGATTTCTTTGCCTTACCGACCTTTCGTTTACCGAATGTTTTTTTGATTGTTAGTTCTTTAGTCTTTGCCATTTAATTCAGTATAATATAGAATGTTCCGATAAGTGAACTTGTATAGCAGTCAAAAGTTGGAGGTAAAGTTGTGTAAGTAATATAGTTATATTTCATTTTTTTTCTTTTTAACTTCTTCTTTTGTTAGTCCGATGGCCCAACGTA